GTGTTCATGCAGTCCGAAGCAAAGAATAGAAATGGACGTATCTATCCAAAAGCCATAATGGAAGGCGCAGTAGATAAGTACGTTACAGAACAAGTTTCCCAGAACAGAGCGGTAGGTGAATTGAATCACCCAGAAGGACCGACTGTAAATCTGGATAAAGTTTCACACAAGATCACAGAACTTTCTTGGAAAGGAAATGATGTTGTAGGAAAGGCACAAGTATTGGATACTCCAATGGGTAATATCGTTAAGGGATTACTTGAAGGTGGTGTTCAACTAGGAGTGTCAACTCGTGGTATGGGTAGCCTTGAGGAAAAAAGTGGCATTATGTACGTCAAAGACGACTTCGTTCTTAATACGGTTGATATCGTACAAGATCCATCAGCACCAACAGCTTTTGTAAATGGAATAATGGAAGGTGTAGAGTGGGTCTGGAACAATGGCATTATAGAACCTCAAGTAATTGAACAAATGGAGACTGAAATTAAGAAGGCTCCACGATCTGACCTCTATGAGGTACAGACTCGTGAGTTTAAGAATTTCCTCTCGTTAATGAAAACTAAATTGTAAAGGAGTCAGACATGACTGATCAAATCGATTATGATGTTGAGCTCGACGAGGAAATCGAAGAAGCTCACGATCCAAAGAATGCTGAAGCTCAATCAGTTGCATCTGTAGATGCCGCTGAGAAAAAGGGACCTAAGGCCAAAGGCCGTAAAGGTGACAAGAGTAACAGCCAACCGTCTGAATTAAAAGCTGCTGGCAAGGCAATGAAGGCCGAAGATGTAGATTTTGATGGAGACTTTAGTGACGACCTGAATGCGCTTGTAGAATCTGAGGCAACACTGTCAGAAGAATTTAAAGCCAAAACAGCAGTTATTTTTGAAGCAGCGGTTAAGTCAAAAATCTCTGAAGAAATCGATCGTTTAGAAACTGAATATGCTGAGCAATTAGCAGAAGAAGTATCTACAACGAAAGCAGATCTTGTAGAGAAAGTAGACAGCTATCTTAACTATGTAGTTGAGCAATGGATGGAAGACAACAAACTAGCAATCCACTCAGGTCTTCGTACCGAGATTGCAGAAGGCTTTATGGGCAAGTTGAAAGACGTGTTCACAGAATCTTATATTGCTGTCCCCGATTCCAAAATCGACCTAGTTGATGAATTAGCAGAAGCTAACGAAGAGTTAGAAGCTCAAGTTAACGAAGCTACAATAAAAGCTATGGCAATTAGTGAAGAGCTAGTATCTTTGAAGCGTGCAGCGGTTATCCGTGAAGCGTCAAAAGACTTAGCAGAAACACAAGTTGAAAAGCTAACATCACTTGCAGAGTCAGTAGATTTTGAAAACGAAAAAGCTTTCGCACAGAAAGTTGCTACGTTGAAAGAATCATACTTCGCAAAAACCAAAACAGCTGAGTCCATTATCACAGAAGAAACAGACGCTTCAGATGAAGTAGAAGTATCTCCAATGATGGAACAGTATATTAACGCATTACGCAAATCAAATAAGTAATTAGGAGATCCAATTATGGAAACTTATGATCGTCTCGTAGAGAAATGGTCTCCGGTATTGAACGAAGAGTCAGCCGGAAACATTGGTGACGCACACAAACGTGCCGTTACTGCTGTTGTTCTTGAGAACACAGAAAAAGCAATCCGTGAGCAAGGCGAACAAGCCTCAATGATGACGGAAGATGCAGCAGCTAATAACACATCAGTTGCAGCTAACTGGAACCCAGTACTAATCTCACTAGTACGTCGTGCTATGCCAAACATGATGGCTTATGACGTATGTGGTGTTCAGCCAATGTCAGGTCCAACAGGCTTGATCTTCGCAATGAAGTCAAAGTACAAAACAACACGTGCAGGCGCAACTGCAAACAATGAAGCATTGTTCCCAGAAGCAGTAAGTGGCTTCTCAGGTGACTCAGCTGGTACACAAGGCGCTGATGGTTCAGGTCTAGGTGGATTAGCTAACGTTGATTCAGCTGGTGCTATCCCAACATTCGGTGGTGGTATGACTACTGCGAATGCTGAGCAACTAGGTACAACTGGTGAGTCTTCTTTCGCTGAAATGGGTTTCACCATTGAAAAAGCAACTGTGACAGCTAAGTCACGTGCTTTGAAAGCTGAATACACACTAGAGCTAGCTCAAGACTTGAAAGCGATTCATGGTCTAGACGCTGAGACAGAATTGGCAAACATCTTGTCAACAGAAATCTTAGCTGAAATTAACCGTGAAGTGATTCGTACAATCAACTCTCGTGCTAAAACTGGTTTCACAACTGCTAACGCTACTAAGCAAGGTATCTTTGATCTATCAACAGATGCAGATGGTCGTTGGTCAGCTGAGAAATTCAAAGGTCTAGTTGTACAACTTGATCGTGAAGCTAACCAAATCGCAAAAGACACTCGTAGAGGAAAAGGTAACATCGTTATCTGTTCTTCAGACGTTGCAACAGCATTGTCAGCATCAGGTATGTTAGACTATACACCTGCAATGAACACTGCGTTAAACGTAGACGACACAGGCAACACATTTGCTGGTACTTTAAACGGTCGTATGAAAGTATACATCGATCCATATGCAACTGCTGATTATATCACAGTTGGATACAAAGGTACAAACGCATATGACGCAGGTATCTTCTATTGCCCATACGTACCATTAACTATGGTTCGTGCAGTTGGCGAGAATGATTTCCAACCACGCATCGGGTTTAAAACTCGTTACGGTATGGTTGCTAACCCATTCGTAGGTTCAACACCAGGCGACGACATTGGTTCAGCTCGCGCTAACCAGTACTACAGAATCTTCCGCGTAGACAATATCTTAAACCCAGCATAGGGCTTAGATACGGAAAATAACTTGGGCGGCTTCGGTCGCCCTTTTTTTATGTTTAAAACCTATATAAATACATGTGAATAGGAGAGACATATAATGCCAACATTAGATCCAACATCTACTGTCAATGTAGATACAGCGCTTACAGGTACAACAACTGGATTAAATAATCTTAATCTATTACAACCTACCGCGTTTAAACTAATTGTAGATAGAAAGAACTTTGCTAATCTAGAGTTCTTTTGTCAGAATGTATCTCATCCTAACATCTCTGTACCAGTTGCTGAAGTACCTTACTCACGTATAGGTAATCTAGCTATACCAGGAGACAAGTTGACTTTTGGTGAACTAGAAGCTATAATAGTAGTTGATGAGAATATGAATTCGTATACTGAGATGTATAATTGGTTGCATAGAATGGTACAAAAGCCTGAGAGGTCAAGATTAAATAGATCTATGACAGATACTGCTCCTCCTACTACAACTGATATTACTCTAGCAATGCTGAGTAGTCATAATAATGTTACTAGAACGATTAGATATATAGATTGTGTACCGACGAGCTTAGGTCAGATGGATATGTCAGCTGTTGCTGGTGATACTATTGCAATTACTTTCCCAGTTACGTTTAGGTTCTCTTACTTTGAATTAGATTAAATAATGAGGTTATATTATGGATTTGAAAAACATTCTAGAAGAATGGGCGAATGATAGTGTTATACAAAGAACTGCTTTAGATGAGACATCGAGAGCTACTCCTTCACTACATGCTAAATACCTACAGTGGCTAGCAGAGGCTAAGCTAGCTAAGAAACGTTCTGAGTTTAAACAGAAGACGTTACTAAAGAAAAAATGGCTATACTATAATGGTAAGATGGATAGAGAGTCTATAGAAGCTCTTGGATGGGAACCTGATCCGTTTGACGGACTTAAGGTTATGAAAGGTGAGATGGAATACTACTATGATAGTGATCCAGAGATCCAACAAAGCGAAGAGAGAGTTCAGTATTGGAAGACTGTAATAGAAACTCTTACTGAGATAGTAAACAATCTAAATTGGCGACATCAGACTATCGGCAATATTATAAAATGGAAACAATTTGAGGCAGGTAACTAATAATGTTTACCCACGTTGATCATGGTATCACTCTACCTAAAATGACTAGAAAAACTACTGAGAAAGGTCGTAAGTACTTTACCCCAGACGGTAATGCTTATCCTTCTATTACAACAGTACTGAATATTCTCAGTGTAGACTCTATCATGAAGTGGCGTAAAAGAGTTGGCGAAGAAGAAGCTAATAAGATATCTCATCAAGCTGCTACAAGAGGTACATCTGTACATAAGTTAGCGGAAGACTATATAGATAATGTAGATGATTGGAAAGGTAAGGCTATGCCTAATAACCTATACACATTCAGTCATCTAAAAGATATCATTGATAATAGATTAAATAATGTATGGTTTCAAGAAGAATATCTCTACAGTGATAGACTTAAATGTGCTGGTCAGGTTGACTGTATAGCTGAGTTTGATGGAGAGCTATCTATAGTAGATTTTAAGACATCTCGCAAACCTAAGAAGATAGAGTGGATAACGAACTACTTTATACAAGCATCGTTCTACGCTGCGGCCTTCTATGAGAGAACGGGAGTCCCTATCAGACAAGGGGTCATATTGATCACAGTGGATCACAATGAACCTCAGGTCTTTAAGATTAACACACATGAGTACTTACAACAGTTTTTAGATGTAAGACAGAAGTATAAAGAATTAAAAGAGAATGGTTGACTTTACTGTACGATTAAAAGACTATAGTATGTTGTATGTAGACTGTGAAGCAGGACATGCAGCAGAGCTATCTGATTACTTCTCATTCTATGTTCCAGGTTATAAGTTTATGCCTGCATATAAGAACAAAGTATGGGATGGAAAGATAAAGCTTTTTAATCGCATGAACGGAGAGCTTCCTGCTGGGCTATATGCTTATTTAGTAAAGTTTGCAATTGAGCGATCTTATTCTGTTGACACAGAAGAGTCTGATTTTGGATTTCCGATACCGGCTGCTGAACCTCTTCAATCACTACCTGATCTACTTTCTGACGCAGGGCTTCCATTTCAGCCTCGAGACTACCAATACGATGCCATTGAAACAGCCCTAACAAGATCTCGAGCAATTCTTTTATCTCCTACAGGTTCAGGTAAATCATTTATAATTTATCTCATTGCTAAATATTGGTTACAGTATATAGAGAAATCAAAAGCTGACCGAGTACTTGTTATTGTACCTACCACATCTCTTGTTGAACAAATGCATCAAGATTTTATAGACTATGGAATGAGCGAAAATGAACTACATAAAATATATTCAGGCCGAGATAAAGTCACTAATAAACCTATTATTATTAGCACCTGGCAATCTATTTATAAGCTTCCTAGAAAATGGTTTGAACAGTTTGGTATGGTACTTGGAGATGAGTGCCACGGATTTAAGTCAAAGTCTCTCTCCTCGATTATGAACAAAGCTACCCTAGCTAAATATAGGTATGGGTTCACAGGCACATTAGACGGTACATTAACTCATAAGCTAGTACTTGAAGGATTATTTGGTCCTGTATATCAGGTTACTACTACAAAGAAATTACAAGATAACGAAACTCTAGCACCGCTAGATATTAAAGTACTATTATTAAACTACACTAAAGAAGTAAGAGAAGATTTTGGAAAGAAAACTTATCAAGAGGAAATTGAGTTCATTATTGGAAATACTGGGCGTAACAGGCTCATTTCTAATCTGGCTTTATCTGCTAAGGGAAATACTCTTGTCTTATTTAACCGTGTGGACGCTCATGGCAAACCTCTCTATGAGTTGATAAATAGTAAGGTAGAAGAAGGACGTAAAGTGTTCTTTGTGTCTGGAGAAGTAGATACATCAGATAGAGAAGCAATACGTAAGATAGTAGAGAAGCAAAGCAATTCTATCATTGTAGCATCTCTTGGTACATTCAGTACTGGTATTAATATACGTAACCTACATAATATTGTATTTGCGTCACCTTCTAAGAGTCAGATTAAAGTTCTACAGTCTATTGGACGAGGACTAAGAAAATCAGATAACGGACAGACTACTACGTTATATGATGTTGCTGACGATCTACATTGGAAAGGCAGAAAGAATTATACATTACTACACTCTATTGAACGAGTAAAGATATATGAGAAAGAGCAATTTAATTATAAAATGATAAAGGTTGATATTAAATGAGCGCATACACACAGTTTAAATTAGCTAATGGTGATGAGATAGTAGCTCAGGTCGTCCAAGAACCTGAAGGAGATGACTATAACGTTGTAATAAGAAATGCAATGATGGTAGTTAGATCAGAGGCTCTTAGAGATGGCTTTAGATATTATTCATTCAGACCTTGGATGTCATTTCAACTAGATGATGAATACTTACAACTATTAAACTTTAATCAAATTATCGGTGAAGCTAAACCATCTAAAATTCTTTTAACTCAATACTTCAAAGCAATTGAGAGTGAGCATGATATAGAAGCAGACAGTGATGTAGATAACTTAAAAAACATCAGACGTCTTGTTGCAGATCTTCAAGCTGACTATGAAGACTCAGACGAAGACAATGTTATATCTCTATTCGATAAGGACAAGTTACACTAATGGAAGATACAGAAGCTTATTTAAAATATCCTAAACAACGTAAGTGGATGAACAAGTTATGGTTAGCTGAAAAGTTTGGTTATGTTTGTGGCCCTGCAGGAGTAGAAATACCAGAGACAGGCACGTATGTTGTAAGACCTATATATAACTTAGCTGGTATGGGAGCGTGTGCATCCGTACAAAAGTTAGCTAAAGGAGATCATACTTCTATTGCACCTGGTTATTTTTGGTGTGAGTACTTTGATGGTAAACATTACTCTGCTAACTATGAATGGAAGATGAATGACCATGTAGGGGGTAAATGGGTAGGACTTAGCTGCTGGGAAGGTATCAACATGCCTATAAACCTATCTAGGTTTGTTGAGTGGAGAAGATCTAATCATATACCTACGTTACCTCATTCGTTCAAAGCACTAGGAGAGAATGTAACTCATCTTAACGTAGAGTTTATTAATGATAAACCTATTGAAGTTCATCTTAGACTATCTCCTAATCCAGTATACGATCTTTTGATTCCTGTATGGGCATCAGACTTTGGTAAGAAGAAAGAGCATATGGAATTACACGGGTTTGAGTTTATAGAAGCTTATGAGGATGCGAATGGGTATATAGATGACCCCCGAATCGGATTCTTAGTTAAATAACATATCTCCCCTCTCCCCATATCGCTATATGATTATATACGATCTCGCGAGAAGTGCAACTGTTTTCTTTAGTTGCATCTAATAAAAAAACATACTATAATATAATGAATTGAAGGAATTTTATCATGGCTAGAACTAAACGAGCAAGTATCCATTATGTCAACAACAAAGAGTTCTCTCAAGCAGTTGTAGATTATGTACGTACTCTTAACGAAGCTCAGAAGAGCGAAACTAAACTACCTATTGTACCTAACTATATTGCATCTTGCTTTCTAAAGATCGCAGAAGGTCTCTCTCACAAGTCAAACTTTATTCGTTATACCTATCGTGAAGAGATGGTTATGGACGCTGTAGAGAATTGTCTTCGTGCGATTGATAATTATAATATAGAAGCAGCTACTCGTACAGGTAATCCAAATGCATTCGCATACTTTACTCAGATTTCTTGGTATGCATTCCTTCGTCGTATTGCTAAAGAGAAGAAGCAACAAGATGTAAAGCTTAAGTTCTTATCTCAGAGTGGACTAGAAGAGTATATCGATACTAATCAAAACGATACTCACTCAGTACAGGTAGTTAGAGCGTTCGTAGATCAGCTCAAAGATCGTATTGATAAAGTAAAAGAGAAAGATTCAGAAGTAAAAGTCTTTGCTCAAGAGGAAAAGAAACGTAAGAAGCGTAATGTAAATGTAGATTCAGATTTAGGAGATTTTATAAAATGAGAATTCTTGTAACTGGTTCAGATGGAATGGTAGGCAGTCGTCTAGTTAAGTTCCTTAAGAATAATAACTGCACAGTATATGAGTTTGGTGATGATAGAGATATTAGGTCTCAACAAGATTGGCAATCCTTTGCTGACTTAGACTTTGATTTTATTGTTCATCTAGCAGCTCTTGCTGGAGTTAGACCTTCATTTGATAACCCTGAATTGTATCATGATGTTAACGTAAATGGTACACGTAATATGCTTGAGTTCGCTGAAGCAAATGCTAAACATATCCTATATGCTTCTTCATCTAATGCATATGAGTGGTGGGGTAATCCATATGCTGCTACTAAGAGAATGAATGAGATTCAATGTGAAGACTACTCTGCTATTGGTATGAGGTTTCATACTATCTGGCCTGGTAGAGATGATATGTTGTTTATGAAGTTTAAGAACAATCAGGTTAAGTATATCAATAGAAAGCATAACAGAGACTTTATTCATGTTGATGATATAGTATCTGCAATTTTTAAGTTGATTAATAACTTCGAAGCAGCTATAATAGAGAGACGTGTATATGATATAGGTACAGGTCATTCTACTCCTGTAGAGCAAGTTGCGAAAACATTTGGCTTTGATGGTGAATGGCGTGATGAGAACCCTGCAGGTGAAAGAGTTCATACTATAGCAGATATTGACCCGCTACTTAAACTAGGCTGGACGCCGAAATGGAATATATTAGATTATGAAAATAGCCCTACTTAATGACACTCATTGTGGCACTCGCAATAGCTCTGACATCTTTCTCGATAACGCAGAGAAATTTTACAATGATGTATTTTTTCCTTGTCTTCTGGAACGGGGTATTAGCCATATTGTGCATCTTGGTGATTACTATGATAACAGGAAGTTTATTAACTTCCGCGCTCTTAACAGGAACCGTAATCACTTTCTTAAACCGTTAAGAGAGAATGGAATGACCATGGATATTATCTGTGGTAACCATGATACGTACTATAAGAACACTAATGAGCTTAACAGCCTCAAGGAGCTCTTGGGTCACTATATGAATGAGGTAAATATACTTCATGAGCCTACTGTCATGGACTATGACGGGTTTAAGCTTGGCCTTGTGCCTTGGATATCAGCTGAGAATGAGAAGCAGTCATTAGACTTTATTGCTAATGCTAAATGTGATTGGCTTGGAGGTCATTTCGATATCGAAGGATATGAGATGATGAAAGGTCGTAAGTGTGAGCATGGTATTAATCCTACTATCTTTAAACGATTTGAGAAAGTATTATCAGGTCACTTTCATACTAAGTCAATGCAAGGTAATATTGAGTATCTAGGATCACAGATGGAGTTCTTCTGGAACGATGCTCATGATGATAAGTACTTTCATATCTTAGATACAGAGACTAGAACTATGGAAGCTATACGCAATCCTCATACTCTATATCATAAGATAACTTACGATGATCGCAATACAGATTATATGCAATATGACTTATCTCAGATAGAGAATAAGTTCGTTAAGATTGTTGTAATCAATAAAGCTGATACGTTTATATTCGATAAGTTCGTAGATCGTATTCAGAATAAGTCTATACTTGAACTTAAGATAGCAGAGAACTTCAACGAGTTTGTTGGAGAAAATGTAGAAGATAGTGAAATATCAGTTGAAGATACTTCTACTTTATTATATACTTACATAGACGCTGTAGAGACAGACCTTGATAAAGATAGGATTAAGTCTCATATGTCAGATCTTATGATGGAAGCACAAACCTTAGAAATTGCATAATGATAACATTTAAGACTTTGAGATGGAAGAACTTTCTATCAACCGGTAACAATTGGTCTGAAGTAGACCTTAATAAGAATAAGACTACCCTTGTTGTAGGTCAAAACGGTGCGGGTAAATCTACTATGCTTGATGCATTGAGTTTTGCTTTGTTTGGAAAAGCTCATCGTAATATATCTAAGAATCAACTTGTTAATACTATTAATAATAAAAATACTGTCGTTGAAGTATCGTTCAACGCACTAGGTTCAGATTTCAAGATCGTTAGAGGTATTAAACCTAACGTCTTTGAAATATGGAAAGGCGAGACGATGATTAACCAATCATCTCATGCCAAAGAGTACCAGAAGATTCTCGAACAGAACATCTTGAAGCTTAATCATAAAAGCTTTCATCAGATAGTTGTGCTAGGGTCTTCCTCCTTTATTCCTTTCATGCAACTAAGTTCTATGAATCGACGAGATGTAATCGAGGATCTTCTGGACATCAATGTGTTCTCTAAGATGAATGGTATACTTAGAGAGAAGACAGGACTACTTAAAGATCAGATTAAAGAAGTGGTACATCAAGGTACTGTTAATCAGACTCAGCATGATGCTCAGAAGAAATATATACGCGATATAAAAGCTATTAATAAAGAGCAGAAGGAAGCTAAACTACAGCTTGTAGATGATCATAGAGATCAGATAAAGACTCTTAATGAAACTAATACTACTCTATCAGAGTTTGTATCAGAAAGGTTTAGTGATGCAGAGGAGAGTGCTCAGCGTACGTCAGAGCAGATTAATGAGCTTAATCAGTATAAGTCTAAGTTTAATAACGATATAAAGAAGCTAGTAAAGGATGTTAAGTTCTTTGAGCAGAACGATACTTGTCCTGTATGTACTCAATCTATTACTGAAGAGACTAAAGAGTCTCATATAGCAGATGGCAAGAAGAAAGCTTCTGAGCTTGATACTGCATTGGTAGATGCTAATACAGCTATCGAAAAGAAATCAGTTACTCTAGCAGAAGCAGAAGAGAGCATTAGAGAGTGTAGAAAAGTACAGAGTGATATTCATGCTAACAACCAATCTATATCTCAGTTCCAATCTGCTATCGACAGAACGCAAGCAGAGATAGGTAAGCTAGATAATAACGTTGATATGGATCAAGCAGTACAAGATCTAGATGACTTAATCTTTACTGGTAATAATCTAGTAGAAGAAAAGCTTGCACTCAATGAGCAGTTAAACTATAATATTATAATGAGTACGATGCTTAAGGATACTGGTATTAAAACCAAGATCGTTAAGCAGTACTTACCTGTTATTAATCAGCTGTGTAATCAGTACCTAGAGATATTAGACTTCTATGTTTCGTTTAACTTAGACGAAGCATTTCAAGAGACTATCAGATCACGATTCAGAGATGCATTCTCATACGATTCGTTCTCTGAAGGTGAGAAGCAACGTATAGATCTAGCGTTATTGTTTACTTGGAGGATGATAGCTAAGATGAAGAATAGTGTTGCAACTAATCTTCTTATATTGGATGAGACGTTCGACTCATCTTTAGACCACGAAGGTGTTGATAATCTTATGAAGATCATCTATACTTTAGGGGACGAAACTAACATCTTTGTTATCTCTCATAAGCGAGAGCTACTGGATGATAAGTTCGAGAACAGACTAGAAATAGTAAAAGATAAAAACTTTAGTAGGATTACATAATGGAAATAAGTGCATCAACGGTGAAGATACTACAGAACTTTGCCAGTATAAACAGTAATGTTGTTATTCAACCGGGTAATAAGATTATGACTATTGCTGAAGCTAAGAACGTTCTTAGTGAAGCTACTGTAACTGAACAGTTTGATAAACAAGTAGGTATATATGACTTGCAGAACTTCTTAAGTGTGCTTGACCTAGTTGATAATCCTTCGGTTCAATTTAAAGAAAACAATATGGTTGTAGGTGGTAACGCAGGGCGTGCTATGGTAAAGTATTACTATGCTGATCCTGAGATGCTTACTACGATCGGAAAACCTATTAATATGCCTGAAGCAGATGTATCGTTTACGTTAGAGCAGTCTACGTTAAACGGTCTTAAAAAAGCTGCTGGCGTCTTTGGTCATAGTCAAGTATTGATTGAACCTGATAACGGTTCGGTTAAACTGACTGTTGTTGATCCAGAGAATAGTACTGCTAATACTTACTCTATTATGGTTGAGGGTGAGTATAACTCAGAAGACTTTAGCTTTGTGCTAAACATAAACAACCTTAAAATTATTGCTGATGACTATCAAGTCGATATCTCATCTAAACTTATATCACAATTCTCTAGTGTTAACCATGACGTAAAGTACTGGATCGCTCTAGAAAAAACATCTACTTATGGAGGCTAAGATGGCTAAAGAAGAAACTAAAACACCAGATCACTCAGAGATTTATGATCTTGCTAATCGTACATCACGCAGTACAGTTGCTGTAATTGACGCATTAACAGGTCGTGGAGCATTTAAAGGTGAAGAGCTGTCTACTATTGGTCAGTTACGAGATCAATGCTTACAATCAATTCAGTTGTGTGAATCATATCAACAAGAGCAGGCTACTGAATCAGAGTAGATTTATTAACCTAAGTGAGCTATACTATATTTTTATTATGAGGTTAATATGTCGAAAGATTTTCTATGGGTAGAGAAGTACCGCCCGCAAACTATTCAGGATACTATCCTACCTGAGCAGCTTAAGAGTACGTTACAAGCTATTGTCGATACTGGTGAAATACCTAATATGATGTTTACCGGTACGGCTGGCTTGGGTAAGACTACTGTTGCTAAAGCTATGTGCAAGCAACTAGGACTTGACTTTATAACTATAAACGGGTCTGAAGAAGGAAACATCGACACGTTGAGAGGCAAGATTAAGCAATTTGCTTCTAGTGTATCATTGCAAGGCGGCTATAAGGTTGTTATACTTGACGAGGCAGACTATCTGAATCCTCAATCTACTCAACCTGCCTTGCGTGGCTTTATCGAAGAGTTCTCTAATAACTGTAGGTTTATACTTACATGTAACTTTCGGAACCGTATTATCGAACCCTTACATTCTCGATGTGGTGTGTATGAGTTCAATACGTCTAAGAAAGATATGGCGACTCTTGCAGGTCAATTCTTTACTCGCTTTACTACTATACTAGATGACGAAGGTGTTACTTATGATAAGAAGGCTGCGGCTGATCTTATTATGAAGCATGCTCCTGATTGGCGTAGAGTACTAAACGAAGGTCAAAGATTGTCTATTGCAGGATCTATCGATGCATCTGTAAGTGTTGTATCGAGTGATATGTTTGCTACTCTATGTAAACATCTTAAGGCAAAAGACTTTAAGTCTATGCGTAAGTGGGTCGTAGATAGTATGGATATCGATACTGTTGCCATATTTAGAGGACTATACGATAATATGAACGAGCATGTTGCTTCTGCATCTATACCTCAATTGATTCTTATACTTGCTGACTATCAGTATAAAGACTCGTTTGTGGCTGATCATGAGCTTAATACTGTTGCTTGTATGACTGAGATTATGGCTAATGTGGAATTTAACTGATGAACCCTTTTACTTATCTTAATAGCATTAACTTCTCTAAAGAAGACGTTATGGTCGATGACGTTGCTGAGAAAGGCTATAACTCCTTTCTTATTAATCGATCTATGTCATACTTCTATGACACGGTTGGCATTGCTAATGTAATGAATCGCTATCATCATCTTGATAATAAACTACAATATCACTTTCTTATAAATATCATTCGTAAGCGTAAAAGATTTTCGAAATGGATGAAACCAGAAACTGAGAGTGATATTGAAGTGATTAAACAATACTATGGATATAGCAATGATAAAGCTAAGCAAGTACTATCCCTTCTATCACCTGAAAATATAAAAAGTATAAAACAGAAGGTGAGTAAAGGTGGAAGAAAATAATATAGTAGAATGGCAACCTCAAGACATGCTCGAGGTGGTCTTAAACGAACCAGATGATTTTCTAAAAGTCAGAGAGACGTTGACCCGAATAGGAGTCGCCTCTCGTAAAGATAAAAAATTATTTCAATCATGTCATATATTACATAAGCAGGGACGATACTTCATCGTTCACTTTAAAGAGCTGTTTATGTTAGATGGAAAAAAAGCTAATCTCGAAGCTAATGATGTAGAGCGTAGAAATACTATCACAACATTGCTTAGTGATTGGGGTCTTGTAGAGATACAGAATAAACAAGAGTTAACTTGTGCTCCTCTACGTCAAATCAAGATCATCCCATTTAAGGAGAAAGCACAATGGGAATT